TCTTGCTTGCAAATTAAGCAAAGTTTCCGGAGAAATAAGAGTGTTACCAGTACCAAAGAAAGTATTACCAAATTCCTGATCGAATTGCAATTGGGAAGTATTGTCAATTGTTTCCTGCTTCCACTTTTCGTCTCTTCCAGGAACGTCCCACCAGTCAACCCGAAAAGGTTTGTATTCATTAACTCCTTGGACAGCACCTGTCCAAATTTTATGGAAAGTATTACCAATTCCGTTTGCAGTGGATGTTATGATTACTTTAGTAGATTGACCAGAAGTAATTACTGGATATGTTGAAGTGTAGAATTCCGTCGCACGTTCTACGAATGCAAATTCATCCAAAAACAATAGGTTGACAGATTGACCTCGAATGGAAGAACTAGAAGTTGCAGCTGCAAATATTTTAGAATTATTACTAAATTCTATACTACCTTTGTTTAATGCTTTACAACCAGGCTGTAGGAAAAACGGAAGGTTCTCTAACATAAGAGTAACCCTAGATAACATTTCCCTTGCGGTGGCACCCTTGTTTGCTAGTATTGCAATATTTTTTTCTGGATGAAATATTGCAGTCCAAAGAATATATGCCACAGAAGATATAGACTTACCAGACTGACGACAAGCAAGGACAACGCTAAATCTATTATCCTCGAAATGTTTAAACATTTTACTTTGATATGGGTATAAGTCGAAGGGAACTAGACCGTGATCTAGGTTTATAACCATTAAATAATTTACAGCAAAATATGTAGGGTCGGACATACATTTAGCGTATTCCGAGACCTTTTCTTGCGTCCAATCTTCCCCGACACCATCTCTTTTTACATTTACATTACCGAGATAATGGGTGTCAGGTTTATTCTTGGTCGTGTCTTGTATGAGTAATTTCGTCATGCGGGACGTTAATTTCTTTTTCCTTTAATTCCTTCAATGCTCTTTGAAGGTCTGTAGTAGAACCTATGAAAACGTTTGTAGTGTCTCCGCTTTGAGGTAAAGAGGGCGTTTCTTCTTTTTCTATTTCTTTAATTTGTTTATGTAATCCTAGTAATTGGGTGGAAACGTCTGATGTATCTTTTATCAATTTTGCCAAGACCTCATATGCTCTTGGATGCTCAGAAGATTTCGCTACCTCTATCATTTCTTCTACACCCTCTCTTCCTTTGCAAATCATATCGTAAAGGGTTTCTCGGGCAAACTCGTAATCATTATTTTTATCAGAATCTCTCATTTAAATAACCTATTAGATTGTTCTAGGTTATATAGTGTATTCAAATCACAAGTGAAACTCATTTGGACGCTTACCCTTTTATATTCATTATTTTCAAATCCATGAACTTTATCTGTGTTTATTGCATATGCATCGCAAAACGGAACCTCTAAGGTGGTTCCGTCAGGTTTATACAATGTCAAGGGTTTCCATTTATCTGGATCATAAGGACTCACTACAATGTTTACCACGCTTTGTCTAAAGGTGCCATATATTCTAGAATCAACATGTGGTGCAAAATATCCATTAGGGTAGCATATTCCCATAATACTATGAACATAATACTTTATTGCATCGCGATGCAATAATGATGCAAAATAAGGAACATATTTGGGATATAATTTATTAAATTGGACACCCTCATTGGCTGGGTGTTCTTGTGCCGTCCTTAAAGCACCCAGAGATATTTGCAAATATTCTTCAGCATCATGTGCTATTTTCGGTTCTTCAAGAACCGAAGAATTTTCGGTCAATTCGTTTCTTTGACTTTCTGATAATTTAATTTTGTCGGTAGTAAAGAAATAATCAGGTTCATATGTAATTGTGCGGAACATATTGATCACTATCTAATATAATGGTGTTTATAGTATAATCTGAATCTATGGAGACTGGATTGGGGTCTGTTTCTACTCTAACGGTTTCTGAGTAAAAGTCAGAATCATTAACAGAACTGTTCATAGTGTACAAATCAGCATCAATCCTAGAAATAACACCAGTTTCAGCAGGTTTGGGTCCATAGAAAGAAACTTTCATATCGAAGGACAAAGTATAAACGATAGTCCTTCTTTGCTCCATCACACCTTCGAAATCGTCGGTGAAAGCAACTGAATTTAAAATGATAGGAACGTCTTCAACTATATCCGGGAAATCTTCAATTGGTTTTACAGAAATAGTATATTGAGGTGCGAAATATGGGAATATTTGCTCCACAACTTGCAGGACATCGTCGTGTTGTTTTGCATAAATGCTTAATTCGAACGTTATAATATATGGAGTCGCTACATAAAACTTAGATGCCTTTTGATTATCTTCAACTCCAGTCCGAAGAAAATAATTAGTTTTTGGTAATTGTCTTTGTTGGTCGTATGCTATGTTAACAATCTCAAAAGACATACGAGGCAATCTTATTGCTAGTTGCCTTTCTGTATCTTCCCCATTACTCATCTCGTTTATGCGTTCCAAATATTTTCTTTGAGGTGCATAGGCAAGGGGAACTTTCATTTGAGAAACAACGTTGTCGCCAGACTTGCGAATGATATATAAATCATTAAACATAGCACCAAAGACAGCGACCGATTTACGAACCCTTTCGTTATAAAAGTGAGGATTACCGAACATTAGGATATATCTCCGAATGGATTAGATTCACTAAAATCTATGAACTCAAAGGCACTAATGTCAAAATCACTAACAACATTATCAGCACCACCCGGACTTCCTGGTTGTATTTTTTGCAGTTCTTCTATCAAAATGGGGGTTGCAATAGCACCGGAAGAAGATCCAATTAATTGGGTCGATGTCGTAAATGCTTTGTATTCGCCAGAATTATTAGATACATGCGTTAATCTAATAACATTATCAGAATCAGACCAGTGTACCACTTCTCCGCTAATTTCATAATTACTAAACGTTTGTATTACAGTTTCTCCATTCTCATAACCGACTGAAGAAGAATCCATAGTCAGCTGCCATTGATAGGCAGCAAAACTTTCCACTCTATCAATTTCTGGAACACCAGTATCGAAGTCTGCGTTAGTGTATTCAAACAATTCACAACGCATGCGAAATACTGGAAGTTGCCCTAATTGATAGAATGGGTTCTCATCTTCAACCTTCATAATTTGGAAAGTAGATCCAGATAAAGGAAGGTGGATTATATCTCCTTCTCTCGGGCGATAATATTTTTCAGTTTCGCTTTCTTCGTATTTTTTAATCTCAACGTTCCAACGGCGGCGAGACATAACTAATGTTATAGCATCTCTAATCTCTACACCAAATTTTTGGAACAAATCTCCATCACCATCAAATCCTTCCACATTTTCAATATACATCTCTATTTTATATGCAAAATTGAATCTGGAAAGAACCTCATCATTAAAGATCATATCTCTATAGACGACTTCTCTAGGGACATAATAACAATCTTGTCCATAAAATTTTAAAGACTCTACAATAAGATCTTCGTATAAAGTTTGTTCTGATCTGACGTTATGTCTAAAATATGGTGAAGTTGCCATAATTTATTTCCAATTATCCGATCATGAAGTCTGCAGGAAGTTCTTGCTCAAGGCGCATTCTTTCTCTTATGGTTTCTAATTCTGAGTTGGCGTCTTCGAGTATTTGTCTTCCGTTGATAGTAACTCCCCCTGGAAGTTGCATACCTTCAAATTTGGACATATTCATACCCCACTGTTGTTTTATCAAAGAAGTGGTATAATCTTTCATAAACATATCGTTCCAAACAGCGGAGTGTTGAGTGGGGTCTACTGTTTGATAAACTTCAAACGCGAGATGCTTTCCAGCGGATAATGTTCCGTCTTCAATATCGCTCCAAATATAAATTCTATTCGATCTGCGAGAAAATGTTATTAATGGTAAACCATTAACTTTCATATCAATTAATTCCATGTATGATCTCATTTGATCGTAATATGCTAATCCACCAACACCTACGTCTGACAATTGATGGAAATCGCTCATAGCAAATTGGTAATTAAAAGAGAAAAAATTGGAACTATTAATAATAGTGCTATCAACAGGAAACATTTTAGTAACATATAAAATATTATCCGGTATTGTAATATATTTGTTGGTGATGTCTTCCGATGTTAACTGGTACTCGTAATACACCCTAGCAGTTGCGTCTGCATGAAATTCTTGGTATAACTGTAGAGCATCATCTATTTTATCTTCTATTTGATCTTCGTCGACATTAATTTCTATTACTGGTTCACCCAGACGACGGAGGCAGTAACTAATTAAACCTTGTCTTGTTGATATAACTGCCATTTAAAATTCCTCGGTAGTATTTGTACTCTTACTATTTATACTAGAAATTTATTGTATTCTTGAATGCTCTGGTTTGTATTAGATCCCAGTCTTTTTTAGTCACTATCCAATGAAGTAATCTAACCCCACTGCTGGTTGTTTCTCCGCTATCAATTACAGAAGCATTGTTTATGTGATTAACTAAATTATATACAGATTTATCGGATTCTCTAATGACGCCATAGACTCCATCAAACCCCCGCTCAACAAAGGCATAATGAGCATGCCGATACACCGCATAATCTCTTATCTTTTTTCTCTGACTGCTGTCGAAAGAACCGAACAACCCTTTCCTAATTTCAGAGTAATTTGCTATGGTCGATATTTCTAACCAAGTTTCTCCGGGGCGATAATCTTTAACAGATTTGTTATGTATTATAGCAAAGAGTATTTTATTATCGCACTTTAGCGCAGAATAATGAGTACCTTTCCACCACCATCCATCATCTTGAGAATTAACAAATTCCTCAACTTCTTTATCCCATTCACCGCAAACTGTTGTTATAATAGACATATTAAAAATCCGTAACTGCTTCCATTGCTCTTTGTTGTATCACCCCACTTTCCCAATGTTCTCTGGAAAAATACCAACGATACAAAGTTTCTTTTTTAGAATTTACATTACCAGAATCTTCAATAACATTAGAAAAATCTAACCAGCGCATAGTTAATAAGGCAATTTTATTTGAAGCAGGTGTTAAAGAATAAACACCGCCACTAGTTCTCAGCATTTCGAAAACATATATTCCGAATTGGTATACCGCAAAGTCCCTTATTTTTCTTTTTTGTTCTCTAGTGAAAGGTTTAATGAAACTTTCTTTTGCTGATTTATAATCTGTTAGACCCGCATATTCTATCCAAGTTTTTCCATGCAATTGAATTTCTTTAAGGTGGACAAAGACATACAATAACTTATCTTCTTGCATCATTGCGGTGTATCTAAGAGGATCTTTGGCAAACCAATACTCAAAATTATTATCTTTAACCCACTTCCTTAATCTATCATCATATTCACCGTGATAGAAACTAATTCCGTTAATCATTTATGTATGAATCTCCTTGAAAAAATTTCAATTCTGGGTCCCAAACCGAGACAGTTCTCTTCGAAAAATATGCAGTAGAAGTATTCAACACCATCTCTTTCATCTTTTTGTGGATGTCAGGGTCATATTCTACTTCAAGAAAACTATGCAAATATTCTATATTGTTATCTAAGTCGTAATAATCAATTACAAGGTTGACGTGGTTTCTATAAAAATCTCTAAGACCGGAATAACTCTCATACAAACCTTCGTAATTATATTTTGTATGGACAAACGAGTCTTCGGGGAATATATCTAACGTAGATTGAATACACCTTTCCAAATCCTTTTCTATATAAATTACTGTTGCCTTTTCAAACAATCCATGATCATAGGTTAGGAAGTTAAATGCGTCGACGTTAATGAATTGCTTAGATGGATCATAAAATTCTAGACAGAAATCTGAAACTGAATTAACTTTCAGGGTGTGTTCATGATTGGAGTTTAAATTTTCGTACTCAGAAAAATACTTATATAACCAAAAGGTTCTAGATCTAGGCAACCCACAAATCAATAAAGGTAGTTTCATTATAAATCACATTACCCATTTAACAGGGTTCCATTTCTATCATAAACGCCGATGCCATTAAACCCATCAACTTTATCTGCGTTTAAATTACTTATAAGGGTTGTAGAAGCAACTACAAAGGGGGCGGTTCCAGTTGTATTATTAAAATTAACTGTAGCACCAGCAGCAGCAGTGAGGGTAGTACCGCTGTTAAATGTTAGGGTTCCGCTAGTGTAATTGTCTGTTGCACCGCTTAATAAAAACGCAGCTGCTTCTAGACCGTCTAATTGGTCAGCGTTTATATTCAATGCATCAACAAAGGTTTTGGTAACTCTGGCATCTATAGCACTATTAGCGCGGGTAGTAGTGTAATATAAATTAGTTCCTTCTGCTAAATTAGTAGTGGTAGAACCTGCTAGTTGCGAGGTGAATGAAGCAGAGTCCACGTCCGTGTAAGAAATTATACCAGTTCCAGCGTCATAACTCAAATCGCCAGATACACTAATAGCGTTTCTTGCTCTAGTGTTTGTAAAGTAAAGGTTGGTTCCTTCAGTTAGATCAGTTGTAGTGGCCGCATCTAACTGGGAAGTGAATGATGCAGAATCTATATCTGTGTACGAGATAATTCCAGTGCCTGGGTCGTAACTCAAATCACCAGATACGCTAATAGCATTCCTTGCTCTAGTGTTTGTAAAATAAAGGTTGGTTCCTTCTGCTAAATTAGTAGTGGTAGAACCTGCTAGTTGCGAGGTGAATGAAGCAGAGTCAATGTCCGTATATGAGATAAT